GGTGGAAGACAGTGATGATTTCTCGCAGTCATGGCTGACATCTTCATCTACCTTGACTTCTGTGTCGGATGTCGAAGCCCCAGACGGGTCATCTAATGTATTTGAATTAAGCCATACTGCAAACGGCAGTCACATACGGTTAAACACGAACGTAACAACTGATGTGAGATACACTTACGGAATTTTCATGAAGTACGTTGATCATCAATGGGTGGCGATTGCACATAATAACTCATCGTCTCCTTACCATACTTGGTTTGACATTCAGAATGGGGTCAAAGGCAGCAACGCCGGAGCCGACACCTCGATTACACCCGTGGGCAACGGCTGGTATCTCCTCCAAGCACCACAAATCGCCAACGACACCACAAGCTATTTTCAGGTACATTTGTCGGTAGGTGATGAATCAAACACTGAAAGTGTTGGAACAAGCGCCTACGTATTCGGCGCACACATCTACCGCTCGGACCTCGGCGGTATGGGTCAAGTCCCCGGCACTGCAACAGGCTTTGAGTACTACGTTCCTACTTCAGGCTCAGCTAAACGTCTTCCCCGTGTAGGCCATCATGTTTACAGTGGTAGTGCTTGGGTCAACGAGGGGCTGCTCATTGAGAGTGAAGCAAGGACCAACTTGGTGACGTACAGCGAGGACTTTGCAAATGCTGCGTGGCTGAAAACGGATGCAACCATATCAGGTACATTAACTTCGTCGCCTGACGGTCAGACCAATGGCAGAACAGTTACATTTGCTGGAACCAATGATCTTTTACGATTTATCGGGCCAAGCTGCTCTGTGGGTGAGTCTTATACCGCCTCTATATGGGCAAAGGCAGGTACGTCAAGTTCCGTCAAGTTTTCTGTTTTGTTTAGCGGCAGTGGTCTTGGTTCAGTTGAGGAAACTATTACGCTCACGTCCGAATGGCAGAGATTTACTATAAGTGGCACTGTTCCATCTGGAACACCGGATACGGCTCGTATGCGTTTCACAAGTCTAGAAGCTGGATCGATTCAAGTTTTTGGCGCTCAACTAGAAGAAAATTCAACTGCAAGCTCTTACATTCCCACTTCAGGTGCTACAGTGACTAGAGCAGCACAAACACTTGCAGTTCCTCCAGCAGCATTTGGCTGGCCGGAACCTGAGTATCTCTCGGGTGAGCTGGTGACTAACGGGACGTTTGACACTGATACGACGGGGTGGACTGGGTACAACTACCAAGGTCATTCTGTCACAATCTCGTCTGTGTCAGGTGAACTAACAGTGGTAAACGACCCTACGAATGGTGGCAATGCAGCAGCATATCAAGCTATACCAACTGTTATTGGGCAGGTTTACTCGGTCTCTGTTGATTTCATCTCCACGACAACCGGAACGCCAAATGTTCTGATTAGAAATTCAGTAGGTGGAGCTACATTATCGTCCATCACAACGTCAGGTGCAGGGGTCTACACAACCACCTTTACCGCAACTGCGACCAGCACATTAATCATTATAAGCCAGAATGCAATTGCTGCTGGGAACACGACCAAGTGTGACAACATCTCAGTCCGAGAAATCAACCCCCTCTCCGTCTCGATTCAGATGGATGGCCGCATAACTTATGCGAATGAGGGCGCATACGAGACCACAATTGGCGCCAAATGGCGTCTAGATTTCCAGAACGAAATCCTCATTATGAACTTGAGTACGAACAGCTCGGATGTGGGCAGGCCATTCTTCAGCCAAGAGGCAGGGGGCGTGACCGACAACGTATCGACATCTGGCAGTCCCTACTCGCCCGGCACCTTAGTCCCGTTCAACATCAGTTCCCGCCACGGCAGCACCTTCATAAACGGCGCAGTGGACGGTGTGGCACTCACTGCAAATATAACCCCTACGGCACTCCCAGACTTGTCCGGTTCGAACATTGAGATCGCCCATGACTTCATGGGAACAATCCGAACCTTCAGGCAATTTGCAGGTGATATTGGAGATGCTGGTTTGGTAACTGCGACTAGCTAACTAATGCACAACTACAGGAGCTAACCAGCTAATGTCAGAAGAAGTAATCAAAACTGATTTTAACTTTAAATTTACAAATGAAGCTGCTATGAATACTGCATTGGCACCTTTCTTTTATCAGCCACAAGTGCAGTCTGTTGATGGTGATGGGATGTTACAGTTTGATTCTGAAACAGGTGATCCTATCATGGAGAATGATGGTGATGCATATTTGGTTATGCATTCAGAAAGTTATTCGTTTGATATTATAGGCACTATTTACAAACCAACAGGTGCTACTCTTACTGATTCTGAGGGTAATGAATATCCTGAAACGGCTGCTGAATCAGGTTGGCATGTAAATCTTCGCATTGTTGGTGATGCAAGAAGAGTAGATGCTGAAGCACTTGATACTACATATGGTGTTAATCCTGCTACACCATATAGAGTATGGGCATAATGTCAGAAAATAATTTTTTATTCTATCTGGAGTACACGTAATGTCTAATGATTTCTTTGACTTTGGATTCAGTGCGGTAGACGAATCTGAACTAGAATCATTTCAGAAGGCAACTGCTGAAGCTGAAGAAGCATCATCTGCAGCTTCGACGTATGAAGAAAAGCTAAACAAATTATACAACGCTATATCTCCTTTACTCTCAAATCTAAAAAAGAATCCTGAAAAAGATTATATCTATTGGCCTGATAGATTAGATAAAGTAGAGAAGTTCGAAGATCTTATCAATAAAATTATTAGTTAGAAAGTGGATTGTCTAACGACATCTGTATTTTATCGTTCATTCTTCTTTCTAATTCTCTCATTTCTCTATCTGTGTCTTGATATAACTGATCTCGTTTGTTGTCGAATCTTTGATCCGCCAAGTCGATCATTTCTCTAATTTCTTTTTCGGATGATCTAACGTCATCTTTGAGACGGTCAACCAAGTCTTCTACTCTGATAACATCGCCCTTTAAATCATTTCTAATATCTCTGGCATAGTCAGTAGCCTGAAGAACTGCATCTTCAGTTGCATTCATTTGTTCTTGAATAACAGAAAGCTGCTCTTCGATACCTGAAAGATCTGGTGCAACATATGTTGTTATCATATCTTTCATATCCATGTAATCGTTGTAAACAGTGAATGCGCCATAAAGACCACCAATAACAGTACTGAAAACACCAAATGCTGCACCCGCAGTAATTGCAGTAACTTTTATTCCGAGAATTTTAAACTGTTTGTTTTTAAGATTCTCAATACCATCTTCTAATTTTTCTAATTCGTCACCTAAATCTTTTTCTGCCATTTCACAAATGCTCCTATTCTATCATGAATGTCAGGGTCTTCTATGTAATCATACCCATTTGGAGGAGATGTTTGTTGTTCTTTCCAGACAGGAATAAATTCTGAGATGTTTTTGCGAAAATCAGGATTAGATCTAAAATGCACCTCAATTAGTTTTCCGCCAATAAATTCGCAGTTTATTTTGGGCTTATCTTTAAACTCTTCTAATAGTTCAGGAAAAGGTACTTGATCGTCTGTCTTTACCCATCGATCCCATTTAACAAATGTATCTTCTGACTTAATTCCTTCTACGCAAAGAGACTGTTGGCCGTACTCATAATCTACTGATAGATGTCTACCCTCAAACCACTCACACCAAAAGTGGCCAACATTTAAGTTTAACGTATACTTTTCAATCCAAAGTTTTTTAGCACCAAGACCAAGACCGAGTGCGTTAACACATGGTCTAACAATATAATGATTTGGCTCTGGAACATCAGTTCCTACCGGACCACAGATGTAACCAAGTTTACGTGATAGGATAAGTTTATCCACCACCCACAGTTCATCTGGGTCCGCAGTTTTCCAATATAGATCTTCTTCTGTATCTTCGTAAATTGAAATCATTTTTTGTTTGCTGTTAAAGCCTCTTTACCATAGAAAGCAGCAACAATAGCTGCAACAGATACAAAGTATGTAGGTGCAATATCTTTCAAAAGACCAGATGCACCTTCAAATCCAAGGACACTAGCTAGGATAATTGCAAATGGATAAAGTAACATTCCACCCAATGCAAACCATGCCATGTTTCTTTGTGCGTCTTGTCTCTTATCTTCATTCTCAATCTGAATAAGTTTCTCACCTCTAGCCATTTCTTCGTCGGTTAGTACACCGTCACCATCAACATCGAATTGATTATATATCGAATCTTGTTGTAATGTTTTACCGGCCATACTAGCCTCCTAAGCCTGTGCTACTAAAGGCAGAAGTGAGTTGTGGACCAAATGCTGCTGCTGCCCAAAGCATTGCACCAATAGCACCGACTCCGATAATAACCCATTTCATTTTCATATCATCGACAGACATCTTGATACCAATTAGTTCATTGCTCAGAACTCTAAGCGAAAGCTCCATCTTGCCCTCTGGCATATCGATAGGCTGTTGAATTTCTTTCTTATTTTCCATTATTTTTCTCCTTCAAGAGTTATTTTACCTTCGTTTATAAGACGCTCTCTGTTAGCCATATGCTGTACGTGAACGTCATCCTTGCTCTGACCATGATAAGGAACGGCATGACCCTCTTCGATAAGGATTTCTGTAGCTCTTTTTTCTTCAATCAAAAAGTCGCCAAGGATACGACCAAACTTACCTTTTGCGTCTTCTCCACTTCTATCAATTTCAGTTTTTAGAATTTGAGAAGACCCAACGGGAAGAATTTCTTTTAGTCTATCTTTACTAGCTAGACCAAATTGTTTTTCTACTAAGTCTCTTGTTCTAGATTCTGGGGTATCAATACCCATCATTCTAACTCTTTCTTTGTGCATCCACACACCAAATCCAAGATCTATATCAATATCTACAGTATCACCGTCAACCACCTTAAGAATTTTGCATTTATATTCGTACATAGTTATCTCCATTAGCCTTGAAATTGTAAGGCTCTAAGTTGTTGAATTTCTTGTTCTAGTCTCATTACTTCAAGCTGCTTTTTTCGCAGTTCAAGTTCATATAGCCTGTTGCAATCCACTCTAGACTTAGGTTTTTTGCCTAATGGAATAATAATTCGAGCAAAAACACCAACGTCACCTACCCTTGAGTCAACGTAACCATTCAGAGGATCTGTATATCCTCTACCAATAATTCCTGTTACGCCAAATTCTAAATTAGTAGCAGAACCAATTGCGTTAGTGCAGTCTAGATCACCAGCTTTGAATCTGTCTGATTGGTAACTTCCCGGAGCAGTCGGTATCGATAGATTTAAAGAACTACTTGATTGTCCAAATGAGACAGAAGACCAAAACAAAATAATTACTAGAGACAATAAAATTAGTTTAATAAAATTATATCTGTTCATAACTACACCTTTGAACATATTCTAGAATCAATTCCAGATGAAACGCTGTCTTCTAAAACTCTTTTAGAAGACGTACATATGTATTCAATACGATCACAATCTATCTCTCTTAAGTAAATTTTAATAGTTTTACGACCTAAGTATGGTACGTTCACTATTTTATAATTTGCCGCAAAAGGAATTGTTTTCCAGTCTTTGTCAAATACAGAAACCTCATAGTATTCTATGTCTTTTCTTTTATTAAAAAGAGTCATAGTTGTTGTAACCACGCCTTCTAGGAAGGATGGACTAAATTTAGGATAAGTGGGTGTCCATTCATGGGCATTAGCGGTAGTAGACATCAATAATGTCACCACTGCTACAATGAAGGTCTTCATTACTTTGCAATACACTCTGCGGTTATATTTGCAGAGTACTGACCGCCCGGAAAAGACTTTCCTGCACCGTAGGATACTTCCGAATCGATCTGAAACCATACAGCACCAGACTGCGTTAGATCATATTCAGTTACGTTTTCGTATTCAACTTTATCAGTTTCGTAACCAGATTGTGCTGCATTAGATGTCTGTGATACTGTTACTTCTCCGTCCCAATTAAGAGCATCAGTTAAAGTTGGGGAAGACGCAAACGATTGTGGCCAAGAAACTTTAGCCTTATAATAGTCTGCTGATGTAACGTCGAAACGAACGACAGGGAATATTCCTCCATCCACAGGATCTGTGCTTAACGAATCGGGAGTTGGGTTTCCATATACGCCAGCAGTATCCGTGTAAATGCTACATTTTGAGGACACGTTTCCTGTAATCGGAACATTTTCTGCACTAGAAATTCCTGCTATAAAAATAGCAGATAGCATGAAAGTAGTTCTTAACATTTTTTATTCTCCGGTTAATTCTTCTCTATCATATTGAGAGCGTACCATAGAATAATATTTGGCACTTCGTGCCAGTTGCCTCAACGCCCTGTTATTATCAGGTAATTGTTCATCTTCGATTTCATATTTATCAGAATATTCATTACTATCAAACTCAACATCATAATATGGATTAATTAGAGTAATATTAGAAAGTTCTTTAAAGGTGTTATTCTGTTGTTTTAGGTCAACCAATCCACCAACAGAAGGGTCTGTCATTAAAAGTGTTTGAAGTTCATCGTTTGATTCTTCTAAAACAACTAAGTTTTCACTTTCGTTTTTAACACCTTTTTCTTCTTGTAATTCTAGCCAGTATTCGTAAAGGTCATTGTCGGCGTTTATCTCAGTAATACTGTTTAGGTATTTATAAACAGCATCCAAAAAACCGGGACATGATGGATTTGAAAGAGGATTAATACATATTAATGAATCTTCTGCGATATCCATTCTGTATGAATACGTCATAGAAGGATCAGTGACAGTTCCATCACCTTCTACAGTAATACTACCCTGTCCCCATTGCTCACCCGGTATTCCGGTAAACCTAAAATTCTTTTGAATTGAGTTGCTTGGTAATCCTGACCAATCATCAACCTCTTCAAAAATGTAGCCACCGTTGACCGTATCTACGTTACGCACGTAGACCTTAGCATTATCATTTGTTTCTTTTGTCATAACGTAGTAGTAGACAACACCATTTACTTGTAATGTAACTGTTGGTGCTGAAAAGTCTGGTAGCACTCCAGTCATTGACCAAGAAAGTGCATTTTGTGCGGCGTTGTTTGTTACACCATATATACTATCCGCCCAAGAGCAACGCCAAGATGCCAACAACAACAGCACTGCCGATGAGAGTAGTACGAGTGTCCGGGTCAACATTAATGCCTCCACTATTTCGTGCGTCTGGTCTACGTTCTTGGTTAATGGGCTTATCCCATTCAGTCTTTGCCTGTTCGCCAATCATTCCATCGATAGGGCATGGTGTACCTGCATCCATCATAGCTGTAAAAATTCTAGGATCTTGGCACATTACTGATACTGCTGCCACCTTCATTCCCATATCATATAGTGTCTTAGCATTTTTAAGCTTTTCACAGTTCATGTCTCTGATGGTGGATCCAGCAGATATGCCAAGGATTTGTGTTTGCACAGCCCCCGAAATTCCGATTGTGCATAAGTCTGAATTTGAAGAATTTATACTTGGTGAAATAGCAGAAGGTGGTGCTGAAATTATAGTCGATGTAGATTCTGATGTTGTATCAACAGTACTCTCTGTGTAATTTTCAGTTACTATTGGATCAGTTTGTGAAAATGCAATGTTAGGAAACATGAAGAACGCTATTACAAATAGAATCTTTTTAATCATTTTATATCCTCAAATATCAAAAAGTTTGCGTGAGGAAATAACTTCGAAAAATGTCTTACTTTTCTGATTATTAAGAGTGTTATAATTCTTAAGGGTTATTTCAGAATAAGTTGGGCGATAATGAAGGGTTCTTTCTTTAGGAATACACAGCAATTGACCTGTAGTCTTCATTGCCTTTCTTTTTTCATCCATACGAATAGGGTTCATCTGAGGATCTTTTTCTGGTCTGGAAGAAAGCACTTGTAGCATGTCTTCTGGTGTCTTGATCGATTTTAATTGTTTTAAGACAATCGCCATCCGAGTCTCTGAAGACTTACGAGAAGCTTTTTCGTGCGGATTATCTTTATTGTTCTGATAACCAGCCCAAGGCATATCAATTCCGTGATTAGTTCTTACGATACCGTCTGTCTTTTTTAGTTTTTTGAAAGTGTACTCATACTTCTTATTTGTTGTGTGATAATCTTTAAATGCTCCTTCAAGAATATAGCATTCGTTATCATCCGCAATAAGTGTATTGCCGGGAATCTGTAGTTTAATGAGAGTATTCAACGCAGATTTTGCGGTCTTTCTAAAGAGAGCAGTTCTTATTCTGATACCATCAGGTGCATAATATGTTCTTTCAGATTGATCATCAGAACCAGCAGCAACACCTTCTTTCTCATCTTTCTTGACCATGATAGATGCAGAAAGAATAGCTACGCCATATTCATTTACACCTTCAGTATAACGTGTCTTATCATCTTGCATGTACAGTCTTTGTATACCGTTTCTATTTGACTGTTTAATAGAAACAACAGGCTTATAGTTACGATCTCTATTTTTTGCGAGAACCCAACCATATTCCGGTAGATATTTTGCAACTACAACACACATGTTGACTCCTGTTGACATTAAATAGGTTTATTGTTATTTATGACAAATAAGGAGTTAAGAAATGAATAACTATGTTGTGTACACTCAAGAGAATTGTTCTTACTGTGTAAAAGCAAAAGAACTAATTATTGAAAAGGGTCATACATATACGGAGTATGTTTTGGGCCGAGATGTTTCTAAAACTGAGTTGTTTGAGATGTTTCCCGGTGTAAAGACTGTTCCTATTGTTGTTTTGGATGGTCAGAAAGTTGGTGGTTATCAGGAATTAACTGAATCGGTAAATAGAATGCTACTTAAGGGATAGAATGGTAGAAATTGAAAGAAATGAATTGAGTGAGAATGCTATGGGCGGGACTGAACTCATGGCAACTGCTTTAGCTGAAAGACTTGAACCAGAATTAAAAGACAAATTTCAGATTATTTGTTCTAGAGTACGGGATATTGAAGAAGATAAGATCCCTGTATTGTGGCTTCACGATTTACCTAACGATCCAGAGTCCCAGCATTTAGCAGACAAAGAAAGTAGAGATAGATTTGCAAAGTTTGTTTTTGTTTCAAACTGGCAAATGAATGAATACATTCATACTTATGGTCTTAATTGGGAGGATTGTTATGTTATTAAAAATGCAATCGAACCAATTAAGTTTGAAGAAAAACCAAAGGATGGAATTGTTAGGTTGATTTATCATTCCACACCACATCGTGGATTAGAACTTCTGGTTCCTTCTTTTGAATATCTTGCGGAAAAGCATGAAAATATTGAGCTTGATGTTTACTCTAGCTTCAATCTTTACGGTTGGTCTGAACGTGATCAGCCTTATCAAGATCTTTTTGATAAATGCAAACAGCACCCCAAGATTAATTATCACGGAACACAACCTAACTCTGTTGTTAGAGAGGCTTTGGCGAAGGCTGACATCTTTGCGTATCCAAACATTTGGCCTGAAACATCATGTCTTTGTGCAATCGAAGCTTTAGATGCAGGGTGTCTTATGCTTGCGCCAAATTATGCGGCTCTTCCTGAAACTGCTGCATCTTGGGGAATTACGTATCAATGGACACCAAGCCACAATAAGCATGCAAATATGTTTACTAGCATTTTGGATAATATGATTCAGACGCTAACAGCGAATAAAGATGATGCTGAGCCTATGATCGTCCAGCAGAAACTATACTATGATAATTACTACTCTTGGGATGTTAGAATTCAAGAATGGAATCAGATGTTGAATAATATTTTATGGGAAAGAAATGAACTCTAATAATGTAATTAGTTTTGGTAAATCCGCTGAGACTCAGAATATTCCTGATGTTGATAAGAATATTCTGAGTCTCAAATCGTCTTATTGTGATGAGATGTCTAACGAGCTTTTTGGGATTCTAATGAGAATCATAGAAAGAAGTGGGCATATGGATGGTGTTGATACTGAAGACGAAGGATTTTTTAACGATCTTCAGCCTAGATTAGCAATGGTAAAAGAGTCTCTTTACGCAGTATTTTGTCTTCTTGAAAATGTTGATTATGATCTGTCTATTGTATTTGACAATTTATATGATCCGATTGGATATACTGAGGACGGCATCAATACACACCTCTTCGTTTCTGTAAATAATAAATATAGAGACAAATTGATTGAAATTACTAAAGAATATTTGAAAAACAAGGAAGACAATGGTTAGAAAAAGTATATCTGAAATCTTACATGAGATTGGTGAGCAAGCTTCGTTCCAAGACCGTGTTAAGGTTATGCGTAGTTACAGAGGTAACAACCCTCTTAGAGCTATTTTAAAATATGCATTTGATCCGAGAATTAAGTTTCTTCTACCGGAGGGTACACCTCCCTACAAAGAAAACGACTTTCCTGATCAACAAGGAAATCTTTATTATCATTCTAAAAAGCTTTATCTTTTTATTGAAGGCGGAAACAAGAACATTAATGATCTTAAGAGAGAAAGTTTGTTTATTGGAATGCTAGAGACTGTAGATAAAGACGATGCTAAAATTTTAGTTGGAATGAAAGACAAAGATATTCCGGTTAAAAATGTAACCCAGAAACTAACAGAAAGAGCCTTCCCGGACCTATTCCAATGAAAAGACGATCTAATAAAAAATCAGATGTAATTGAAGAACAATATTATGACGAATTTGAGGACATTAGTTTTCAAAAACATAAAAGACAAAAGAATCTGAGTAGGAAAAAGAATGATCCTTACATAGATGATTACAGGGATGAGTGGAACTAATGCCATTATACACGTTTAAAGATAAAGACACGGGTGAAATTTCATCAGAAATTATGTCTTTCTCAGATAGAGAGAAATATCTAGAAGAGAATAAAAATCTTCAACTTTGTCTTGCTACCCCCGGATTTACGGACCCCCATACAATGGGAAGAATAAAACCGGATGATAATTTTAGGGATCTATTAAGAGAAACTAAAAAGGCCCACAAAGGTAGCACAGTTAATACATTTTAGGATTTTGAATGGCTAGAAAAATTAAACAAAAAAATGCCAATTACATTAAAGAGCAGAAAAGACAAACTTTTGAAAAGACATTACACCTTGAAAACGTAAGACCAAAGACTGAAAACCAGAAAAAGATTTTCAGTCAATATTTCCAGAAAAAACATATTTTTGTTCACGGACTTCCGGGTACTGGTAAGACGTTTATTAGTCTCTATCTGGCACTTAAAGATCTTTTGTCAGAATCTAATATTGAAAAGGTTCTTATTGTAAGAAGTGCTGTTTCATCTAGAGAAGTTGGCTTTCTCCCCGGATCCGCAAAGGATAAGATGAGATCTTATGAAGAACCTTACTATGAAATATGTTCCAAGCTTTTTGACAGGGATGATGCATACACTCAGCTTAAAATGAGAAAGATGGTTGAGTTTGCTCCAACATCATTTCTAAGAGGAGTAACGTGGGATAATCATGTTGTCATAATTGATGAAGTTCAAAATTTAAATGATCATGAAATATCAACGGTCATTACTCGCATGGGGCAGGGTTCTAGAATTTTGTTCTGCGGTGATTTTAGACAATCTGACTTTGTTACAAAGGGTCAGGAAGAAAGTGGAATCACTAATCTTTTTAAAATAATTCGATTGATGCCTTCGTTCACTCACGTAGAAATGGGAATAAACGATGTTGTAAGAAGTGGGATTGTAAAGGAGTATCTTGAGGCAAGACTTGAATTAGGTCTCATTTGAAATAATATATGAAAAATGCAGTAGAAACATACAGAAAATTTGGACTTGCCGTTGAAGATATGGTAATTGGTTCTGACATAACCTACATGGAAGCTATCATGGAGATTATGAAACGTGAAAATCTTGAAGAAGAAATTATATATAAGATGATTAAGAAAAATCCAGTGTTAAAAATTAAGCTGGAACTTGAGAGTCAAAGGTATAATCTCCTTCATAAGGAAGCAAATACGGCGATATTGTGACACCATTCAAATGCTACAAGCTCTACTTAGCACTGAAACGACACTTCACTTCGGATGAATATGATTTTTTTAAATACAACGGAAAGGTAAGGGCAAATGAAAAGTCTTTCGAAAATCGCAGAGATAATTATCTCTTTAGTAAAATGGCCAGCAAATCAAGCGTACAGACTCTCCTTGTTTCTGTACTCGCAAATGATCCAAATTTCTTCGTCACCGACATCCTCTCTGAAAGAGGTGAGCAAATCCACAAAAGGTGGCAAAAGTACCAGCAAAGCTTCGACTACAGCTTCAAAGAAGAAATCAAGCAGTACGAAAACTTCGACCAAGCGATCATCGTCAAAGAAGGCTACCCCGAAATAATTTCAGATTACTTTTCGGGTAAGATATCCCTTGACACGCTGTCGGTAGTCGATAAATTGATCGACGGCTGTAAGTATTGGGGTAGTCATCTCAAAGACCCACTTTGGGATGATGTAAATAGAAAGCTGATAAAGTATCGACCATTTATCAGCGTTCGCACAGAAATATACAAAAGCTATATCTATGATATCTACAGTGGTTAAAGCACATACAAGGAACATACAATGAGCATACAAGAACTTAAATCTAAGCGTAAATCCAGCATGGAAAATCTCGTCAAAAAGGTTGAAAGCCTTAACGGTGGTTATGACGACGATAAAGAAAAATTCTGGAAACCTTCAGTTGGTAAGGATGGTAATGGACAATTCATTATCCGATTCCTACCAGAACCAGAGGGCGAAGAGTCTCCTGTAGTCCATCTTTGGAACCACTTTATTAAAGGTCCGGGTGGATACTACGTTGAAAACTCTAGAACTACTCTAGGTCGAGGTGAGCCAGATCCAGTTTCAGAATACAATTCCAAGCTTTGGAATATGTCTGAAAATGACAACTCTCCTGAACGTAAACAGGCCCGTGATCAGAAAAGACGCCTTGTCTATTACTCAAACATTTTGGTCGTTAAAGATCCTGTAAATCCAGAAAATGAAGGAAAGGTTTTCCTTTATCAGTACGGTAAAAAGATCCATGACATGATCGCCAAAAAGTTAAAGCCAATCTATGATGATGACGAAGCTGTAAACGTTTTTGACTTTTGGGAAGGTGCAAACTTCCGCATTCGGATCAGTTCGATTGCCGGAGACGGTGGTAGAAAATATTGGAGATATGATGACTCTACATTTGAAAGCCCATCTTCAGTATCTGAGGACGATGATGAATTAGACGCTATCTGGAAAACACAGTATTCTCTTGCAGAGATTGTTTCCCCAGACAAATTTAAGTCATACGATGAGCTTAGAGAAAAGTTCTTCAAGGTTTTAGGAACTTCTCCAACAGGTTCCCTAGAAAAGCCCAAGCCACGGGTTGAGGCTAAGCCTGTAGAGCAAAAGTCTGCACCTGAATCGACTTATCGAGATAGCTATCGTGAAAAGTCTGCGTCTGAATTCTTAGATGACGACATTCCGTTTGATGTAGAACCGAAAGTTTCTTCTGATGACGATGATGATTTATCTGTCTTTAAGTCATTGATGGATGATGACTAAGTGATCAGTGAGCGGCGATTAAGTTCCGCCGCTCACAATTCCGCCGGGGCCGGAATATCCAAATCCTTGATACGTTGTTACCGCTAATGGATCATACATAGACCTTTGTGATCCAGCCGCTGGTTGTCCAGTTTGCTCTGCGGGATTGCCATCTTTACTAGTAGGCGTTTGTCTTTGGTCGTCGTTTGTATTTCCTACAGCAGCAAGATCTTGTTGAACCTGCGTTGAGAAGCCATTAAAACTGTCTGTCAAACCTGCCAGAAGACCAGCCGCCGTCTTTTCTTGATCGAAGATATCGATACCAGATTGTCCTGCCATAAGACCAGCCGCCATACTAAAGTTTCCAGTTAGTGCTGCAGTTGCCGCTAATGGATTCTCTTTACCAATACCAACAGTTCCTTTGAGCATTGCGCCAATCACCGGAATATCAGCCAATCCAGAGGATTCTAAAGCTTCGCTCGCAAAGTCAAACACTGGAGATGCTGCTGTCTTGATCATGTCTTGAAACTCATCATAACCATCTTTACCAAGAAGCATTCTAACGCCAGCAAGACCACCAGCACCTGCTGCAAATCCTCCTAAAGCCCCACCACCTAAAAGACCAGACAGACCCGCCAGAGCGCCAGCAGAACCAAGCAGGGTGATTATTTCTTTGTTCTCCGAGAACCATTGAACGATACCTGCAAGATTTGGATTTGATTCGATGAAATTGTCTAGGGCCATACCTCCAATTGTTTGTCTCATTTTTTTAGCTTCTTCTTCTGTACCACCAGCAAGAAGTGTTTGAGAGGTGTTCCTGTCTATAGCTCCATCAGTCTCTTCAGAAATTATATCACCAGCAAATCGTGTCAACGCAGTTTCAATTGCTTTAGGTCTTTCTGCAGTAAGAAGTCTTTCGGGTAAATTACCAAGCTGCTCTGTTACGAGTGGTGTTTTTACAATATCTTCTAGAGATCCAGTTAAAAAAGTTTCAGCTTGGTATCCTTCAAAAAGCCCACCAATTGCTGAATTTTTTAAATTTTCAATTGCTTCTTTTTGAACAGCAATATCGTCCGACCCCAAAAGATCTCTTAGATAATTGTCTATTTTTGCTCCCGGTACAGGAATGCCAAAACGTTTGTCTTTGACATCTGGAATTTTATCTGGATTTTTTACCATTTCTCTTATGGAAGGAAAGCCGGGTATACTTAAAGAATCAATCTCTTCTAAGCCTATTCCTGTTTTTTCCGCTAATTCTATTGCTTTTATTATTCTTTCTTTAGGACTTTCTGTAATGGAAAGATCTATAATTTCTGGAATAACTTCATCAAAATCTATATTTCCTAAGTCGGGATAAAGAGCTTTGATGTCTGCTTCATATTCTGTTGCAATATCACCGATAGCCTGAAGTCTGCCTACGGGAGTATCTGCCGAAGAAATCTTTTCAACAGCCGAAGTAAATGACTTAACCCCTTCACCGGATCGTATTGACTCCAAAATTTCACCTGAAATTTTAGAAGCCGATGGTAGACTTGCAATATTTGAAGGAAGAGAACTAGTGATAGCAGCAGCAACCCTATCGGGAAACATGTTTGCAGCAAGGCTAACTAATCCACCTGCTACTTCTCCTTTCAGTTGTTCAGTCCTTTCAGTTAATACAGGATAATCTTGATCTTCATTTGTTGACGTACTTTTTCCATCCCTGCTTTTGCTAATAATTTTAGCTATAGGATCATCTGCATTTTCATCTCTAAGTGATGAAGCAGCTACATTACTATCATCATATGCTTTAGGAGTGTTTTCTCCCTTAAAAATGCTGACCTCTTCTTTTCTTCTAGTTACAAGGCCACCTGCAACTTTTCCACCTGCCTTGTTGTAATCGGGCATTTTTTGAAGTATTTGTTCTTTGCTTCTATTACCATTATCTGTTAGCTGATTAATGCTACCAAGATTGTAAGCAAACGAAACCATTGCATCAAATTCATTTTGTGTAAAATTATAAAATGTATTAAATTTGTTTACATTTGCTTCATACTTTTTTATCTCCTGTTTTAGGAGTTTATCAGCACCATCTTTTGTTATAGATTTTATTGTTGGATCGCCAGTTAGTTTTCCTGCATAAGATCCGTAGCCAATGCTCCATTGCTTAAAATCGCTGTAAGGCTCAGAATAAAATTTTTCTTTATCTTTTATAAAGTTAATTAATTTTTCACTAGCCAGCATCTTGGGATAAGATCTTTGCTGTGGAATTGGTGGTAAATCGTCTGCCATTATCTTCTAGCCATTTCCTGTTCGTTTTTCTTTTGCTCCAAATAGTCAATCAGCATGGAAGAATATAATTCAAGTTCAAAAGGTATCATATTTTCAATGTCTGATATACTGTATCCATGATGCTGGGCCATATTAAAAATTAGTTTGAAGTAATTTTTAAGGTTGTTATGACCCAACAGTATTAAAAAAAATTGTTGATACCCTTCAACGTTAATGATTTATCTTTCTTTTCATCTTTCCATCTTGCTTCAACTTCAACTGAAGGCATAGAAGAAATAAAATCTTTACATTGCTCAATATTCGATACACTTAACGAATCAATAAATTCGATCTGTTCTTCATTTGAGTAGGAGTAGAATTCATATGATTGATCGTCATGGAAAACTGAATTGATAGAATACTTCAACGTATCAAAAAATGCTTCAACATCATTTTCTGCTGTAACTTTAGAAATCTCATCTAGCGTAGGATACTTCATAATCAATGCAGTATCTTCATTAAGAATTACTTTGTTACCAACATCAGAAGATACGACATTTACGTCGTTTAAATCTACAGTAGCTTTCTTTCTCTCGCCAGATTCTGGATCAGTAATTTCCAATTCGATGAAATCGCCAATAGAGTTAATTCTTAGCTGGATGAAGAGATATTCAATATCGTAGTATGGGAGCTTGCTTATGTCTAAAGCTTCATCAACAACACAATTCTGAATAACTTGTTCGATAGCAATAAAAATCTGATCCTTTTCGCCTGACTGTTTGGCCATAAGAAGAATTTTTTCTTCTTTAACTAAAAAGGGTCTCAATAAAATTTCTCTGTTTAAAGACGGAATCGTTGTCTTAAAAACAGCAGTCTGAATTTTTGGTAACATTTTTCATCCTTTAATCAATCTGTGGTCCAGAACTAATACTTCCAATTGGTGGTCTTCCCGACTGCGAACCAGAGCTAGTGCTTCCGATTTTTGGTCTTTCAGTAATAATGGGTGCTCTATCAGGCATTTCGACTTTATTAACATAACCTCTTTCACCAAAAGATGATATGGTGCTAGATCCTCCACCAAAAGCACTCATAGAATAGGATCTAAATTTTATAATACAAGATACCGTTGCAATAGCGTCTCCACTACTCCAATCAAGTGTTACATCAGACAAAGACGATACAAATGAATCGTTAAGTGTGTAACTAGTTACGACACCACCTGACTGATTGAAATGTTTTATATTAACTGCAGATTCGTATTGTGAAGAATATCCAACAAACCCGTCAGGATCTACAACGCTATCCATCATCTGGTTCAGCGCTGAAAGACAGCGCCCTTCGTTGTCTAATATGAAGGTCACGCCAACGCCTGAGTAAGATCTTGATACTGCCTTTTCTAATGGCCTGTACGGACCATTAGAAAACGTATCGGTTACAATACTCGATCCGGGTAGAGAAGCACTAGTGGCTTGAAATCTAAGATCGGCAAAGCTTGCGAAAAAGACTTCAAACAAAGCGGCTTTAGCAAAGTCGTTTTTAAATCTTCCTTTAAATTGTTCTATACTAAAGCCCATCTTATATCCTATCGAGCGATTCTTTTTGTGCGATTCCAGTGATACCCGGATTCGGTGATGCATTTCCAACAGCAAACATTTCAACTGGTAAGAATAGGGCAATATCCCATTCGTATGATTTAACTTCATACAATGGTGATTGAAGGTGGTTAAACAGATACTTTTTTATGCACGGCCTAAACATGCTAAACCTTGATGCAACCTTCAAAATCTCATAGCTTATTCTTAACCTTGTTTTATCATCGTATGAATTGTCACTAGACAAAGTGTAAAGTGCATCCATCAAAGCTGCTCTGGGTTCGAGCGGTAAGTAATGTAGGTTGATGCCCATTATCCCATTATTTATAGTGTTTATTGGAAAGATCATTGGCAACCTATCGTGATATGGTAGCTCTTTAATCATTTTTGGGATGTATTGAAAAAAATACATTTTTCCAATAGTTGGAAGCTTTGCGATTCTATCTTTGTTTTTAAATATTGTATCTTTAGAACTTTGTGCGGACATGCTTCCGAAACCACGATAGTATTGTCGTGCCTTCTTGGTTCGAGCAGGGATAATCTCTTGTTCTAAGCCTTCGACAAGAATTGAGTGGAATACGTCTTTTGGCTTTTTTCCTACTACCTTTTCGACAGTCTCTTTAAATGATCTTAAGGTTATTGCCATTTAGAGTCCTAGCTCGTTCTCTGTTAAAATCTGAAACTTCCACTTTCGATCTTTGCAAAAGCTTTCTGCAGCTTTCCACTTAGACTCGTTAATAGCGTATGTCTTAACCTTATTTACATATTGCTTAGTTATTTTTTTAACTTTATCTGGTTTTTCTGTTTGATATTTTGGTTTGATTTCTACAACAAGAATATCAATACCGCCCTGTTTGTTTCTCTTCTTCACGTAGAAGTCAGGAAAGTATCTTCTCACACGTCCGTCCACAGGACTTTTGTAAGGTATAAAAAACTCTTCAGAAGACCATTCAACGACACTTGGGTTGTTATCCAAGTATCCCATGAACATCTTTTCCCAACTACTCCTATAAATAATCTTAGTTGGGTCTCCTTTATATTTACTGTAATTTTTTGGTTTAAAGTAACCCTTTTTAGCTGGCATGTAATTATTTAGTAGGAAGACAAATGGTTAGAAGACCTGATACTTTTGGCGATACTATACGTCCGGGCGTCGGCAGATCTGTTAATGCTAAGCCGAGTGGGACTAATCTAGTAACTACTTCTAGCGGAGGATTTGTAAAAACCGGATCTGGAAGTTATGTCACTTCAAATCCTAATAAAAAATCTGGAAATAAAAGTGCTGCACAAGGTTACAGTAATAAGAGAAAAAATAAGTCTAAAAAATCTGGTAGACGTAAAGTACCTCAAATTATTGACGCCAGAAATTGTACCAATAGATCATCCTCTATAGGAATAAAGGGTGATAATATTATTACGTTAAAAGAGATGTTCTCTGTGGATTATGATAGTAAGGAAAATACCACAGAAGCATACTTACAAAGACTTAGAGAAAGAGACTCTAATAGTGGTTTTTCAACTAATCGAGTAAGTTCACCAGCGTCTTTTGAGAGAGGTGGTACTAGAAGTGACTCTTCGGGTGTACAGAGATTAGATAGTCCAATTCTTAGAGGAACTGGCTTTGGATCCTCTGGCGCAGGAGTAGGGGGAGCAGGAGGTAGCGGTGGAGGTGGTGGTTCTGTATCTTCTTCGTCTGGAACAATCGGTCTACCCACACCTGATAACCTTCAGGAAAATATGAATATTGGTTACGAGAGTAAGCATAAAGGCGCTGGTGGTGCAATTCAAGATGCCATAATGAATGCTACTGCAACAACTCTAAGAGCTTTAGGTGAAAAACAAGCTCCCGATATAGAGGGCGGTATGTCACAGATGAAGGCATTGTTTAACCAAGCTAAAGGCTTTTATGAACAGCCGGGAAATTTAAATAACTTGATAGGCGCTGTTGGTAATATGGCGGGTGTGCAAGGATTTAATACTGCGTTCAACAATAGCATGGTTCAGCAGTTTTCTGGTGTCATGCCGAGAACATTTAATTTTAGATGGAAGCTATATGCAGATTCAGAATCAGGGACACAATCTATATTTCAAGTTATACAACTTCTAAAAGAACACAGTCATCCAGAGCTTATTGATCCATTTTTAAATATTATTAGATACCCATCAATATTGACACGTTTTGATATTAGATCGCCAAACGGTCTCATTATTTTTCCAATATTTGAGAGTGTTATAACTGATATAACTGTAGACTATTCTGCTTCTGGTTCACCATTCTTTTTTAAGTCTGGTGCTCCTACTTCTGTGGCGTTGTCATTAACAATTATGGAAATAACCAGTAGAGTCAGAGGTGATTATCAGGCTAGTAGAAGTGGATTTGCTTAATGTCAAAAGGTCTATTTAAGAATTTACCAATAATAGAATACAATGGTAAGCTTGCAAGAAATCTTATGGTATCTTCAAAAGTGGTTGATGACGCTTTTAATAATCCAAACGCTTTTTTAAAATATACTGTTGAGGATGATGAATCGCCTGAAGAAGTTGCATTTAACTTCTATGGAAGTGTGTTTTTCTCTTGGCTTGTTTTGATGTCTAATAAAATTTTAGATGTATATAATGAGTGGCCTAAGTCTTATAAGCAGTTGACAAACTTTTACATTCAGAAATATGGGTCTGTACCTGCAGCTAAAGAAACGATATTACATTATAGTAATCCAAAATACGGTTTTACAATTAATCAAGATACCTTTAGTAGATATTCTAATTCTGATTTTGTTGATGCAACGATTTCTATTGATCGAACTGGATGGAATCCTGTTACGGCATTCGAGTACCATGAAGAAAGAAATGATAATTTGAGAAACATCGACTTGATTGATCCATCTTTCATAGATCAAGTGCAAGAAGAGGTGGAGAGATTATTTAATGGTTAACTTTTTAGAGCCAGCCAAAGGCCAAAAAGCATTTAAGGTGGAGGTTGTTAATCTTTTTGGTGGTGGAGGTGGCTTGGACATAACACAGTACGTCTCTTCTCTAAAAGCCTATTCTTCTCTAGATCATCCCTTTATGACATTAAGTTGTATTATATCTGACGAAGATGCAATACTTCGAAATGGCCGTATTGATGGAGACCGGGCTTTAGCTGTCAGTATAACCGATGGTGCTGGTGAAACGATTGATGGTTCGTTTCATATTAATAGCACAAAGACGGCTATGGTTAATGGTCGAAAGGCTCTGGGGGTAGAGCTTATTTGTATGAGCCAAGAGCACATATACAATAGCTCACAGAAAGTTCAAGAATGGAAATTTAAAAACAACCCGGAAACCTGCACAAACATTATAAAATATGTTTTTGGCAAATATATCAAAGGCGACTTGCAGATAAATGCTTTTTCATCACCAGCAGTAAACATTGATATTCCACGTCAAACACCCATGCAAGCAATCTCTTTTTTGCTTGAGAGGGCAGGTGGGACAGGAAATAATATGTTTGTATTATACGAAAGATTTAAATCAGGAAAACCTAAATTTTTTCTTGATGAGGTAAGTGAATTGGCAAAGGCAGGTCCAAAATATAGATATGTGATGACAGAATATAATATGACTGGTGCTGCTCATATAATTGATTCACAGTACGTCAATGGAGATAAAATTGCTAAAATATTAGTGTTTGGTCAAGAGTCAGGGTTTGATGCTCACTCTATGCTGCAGCAAGGCTATACATCTAAAGAATACGTTGACATAGGGTTTGTTAATAAAATTTGCACGTTTACAAAAGACTTGACACAACCTGTTTCTATGGAATCACGGCAAATGCCATTAGTTTCAGAAATTGGAAAACTAATGGCATCTCCAAGAGAGACACGAACTATATATGAGCCGAGAAATGATGATGAGACTTATTTTGAAAAACCCAATTTAGAAGACGCATATTTAAAACCTAAGACATCTGCAGCAGGATTTTTGAATAAAAGGGTTTCTATTAGCACGTATGGATGTGTGGATATTGGTCCGGGTGATATCGTTGAAATGGTGTATCCAATAAACACTAAAGATCCTGACAGACCTTTGGATCCTGAACTTACTGGAAATTACTTAGTTCTCGCAATACGTCATAGTGTGACAACTAACGGAGAGGTATACTCTCAGCTTGAGTTGGGTCTTGATGGTCAGAGAGGTTAAATGTAAACCTATGAGGGAAGTAAAATAATATGAGTAATAATACTGATCTTGCAGGTTTTCAGTCAGATTTTTATGGCAATAATTTTACTTGGTTTTTTGCATACGTTGATGAAGTGTATACGGCAGAAGAATCTAGAGATGCTGATACACTATTGCGTGTTGCAATTCGTATTTTAGGATTACACGACGAATTAGCACCTTTAGCAGACTTGCCTTTAGCTACCGTACTCATGCCAAATACAGGGGCTGATGTTCATGATATCGGAGAGACGATGGGTCTTGAAGTAGGTTCATTTGTAGTAGGATTTTGGATGGATCGTCACAGACAACATCCCTGCATTTTAGGTTCTCTTCCGGGAATTACACCAAGTCCTGTTGATTCAGTTTCTGATATTCAAAGTATAATTAAGTTTAATCGTTCTGGTCCGGGTCAGGGCGAATCGACTTCTGTTGAAACAACAGAAAATCCTGTCACTACTGAAGGACAAGTAGTATGATTGCACCTTCCTTTAACTTTGATCTTGGAATAAAAAATTACCAAAAAAACAGACTTATTGTAGATAGATTACATATTAAGAATGAAATTATGTACAATATAGAAAAAACTAAAAAAACTGTTTTTTCCATTAGTGCATTTTCTTACGTAAACAAAGACAACAGAAGTTTTTTAGAATCATTAAGGGATCTTGATGCATCTAATTTATTAAACACCTTTCACTTTTATATTAATACTTCTGGTAATGTCTTTACTAATTTAGAAATGAGTTCTGAATCATTTTTTTATCCCAATAGTACGAATGAATTTAACATTGTTATTTGCTTTTCTGGAAAGAGGTCAAATTTAGGTAATTTTAAACAGCCTTTAACACTGTACAATAACAATCAAATAAAAACTTTTTCTGAATTTATAAAGGTATTTTACAATAATGCCTTTGATGTTAAGTTTAATAATTTGGACGTAGATAATAATTTTGATAAAATATCAAATCTTGGATTTGATTTAGAAAATTATGCGAAAGAGGAATTAGCAAGTGTCT